CAGATAAGAGAAGCCATGAAATACGAAGGCGGTATCGGAACGGTCATACTCAGATCCCTGCAGCTCGGAGCCGACTTGCTGGGCAAGGCTGTTTTAGCGGCATTCAAGGCATCGATTTCCTTGTGGAAGACAATCGGGATGATTTTAGGCCAGGGCGTGCTGGATGCGATCATGCGCTCGGGCATTCCAGGCTCTGACATGATACGCGGAATAGCTATCAGAAGAAATCTATCACAAATGAGCGCCAGTGATCTTCGCAAGCTTGCCATCGCTGAGGGATATAACGTGAAGTTTCAAGCTCCGGTTATGGAAATGAAAACCGTAGGCTTCGGAGCTACCTATAAACAGACGGGAGTCAGGGCAAAGACAGCAGCCGAATTGGCGAAAGACATATCGGGCGAAATCAGCAAATTATCACTCGAACAGCAGCTCGCCTATGCTCAATATGATCCAGCAAAGTACATAGAAGAAAGTTATCAAAAAGCCGGACAAACTTTAATAAACGAGACGAAGGATTTCGGTAAGGATGCCCTTGAAGCAATCCAGAACTTCGCAAATGAAGTTGCAAACATTTCCGGCCAGGAGCCCGTCAACGTAATGCAGGAATATCAGGCCGCTTTCGAACGCCACATGACCGAAGGAGAGCAGATAATAGAAAAATGGAGAAGCAAGCTCGAGCCCGAGGAAGTTGCCCCGGTAAAGGAAATTCAGCAGACGGCCAAGGCAACAGAAATGCTGACGGACAAACAAAAAGATGCACGTCAAACAATTGATGACATGTTCCGTGCGCTCGAGGAGGAAAAGCAGATAATCGGAATGGTGAACGAATCGAGGATGCGGGGCAGGGACATTATCGAACTGGAGCGGCTGGCTCGAGAGGCGAACATCTCAAGCGTGGAAGAGCTGAAGAGCAGGTACAAGGAAACACTCAAGGAATTAAGGGAAGCCGAAAAGCTGCGCACTATCGCGGACGGCATTGGTGATGCATTTGGCCGGGCCTTCGAAGACATGGCCTTCGGAGCGAAAAAAGCGAGCGAAGCCATAGGCGACCTGGCAATGGAGGTGGCGAGACTCGTAATGCGTCAAACAATAACCCAGCCGCTGGCCTGGGCCATATCGGATTATTTCTACGGTATGATGAATCCTGCCGCAATGAACGCCTCCAATGTGAGATTTCAGGAAAGTCTGAGTGCTTCGAATATCTACATGGGATCGGCTCTCGGCAATGTTTTTAACAGGGGGCGGATTGTACCGTTCGCCTACGGCGGGATTATAAATTATCCGACAATGTTTCCGATGTCAGGCGGTCAAACCGGGCTTATGGGCGAAAACGGTCCAGAAGCGGTCATGCCGTTGAGACGTACAAGCAGAGGCAGGCTGGGAGTTGAAACTGCTGGCGGCTCAAATATCCCGGTTGTTAATGTCAGCGTCCAGGTTAACAATGAGGCCGGTAAACCTATCAAGCCTGAAGATATCAACATATCGATTGATTTTGTGGAAGCTGTAGGCCAGGCATGGGTACAAAATTATAACCAGAACGGTATTGTCAGAAGAACTGTTAAAGGACAAATGTAATGCCGACTTTTCCGACGTTAAGTAAAAATCCGGACAAAGAGAGCTGGGAGGAAGGCCCCCTGTATGATCCGACCAGCCGGATGGGCATGACCGGAGGTGCTCAGGAGTCGCGGCCGGATACTACGGTAGTTCCATGGTTCTGGTCTTTTAATTACCGCCAGCTAAGCAACGCTGACATGCAATTAGTGAAAAACTTTGAAAAAAATACCGTCAGATACAGCGGAGAATTCGACTGGACAAATCCTTTTGATTCACAAACATATAAAGTGACGTTCGGGCAAAAGGTGCAGTACAGGTTGGAGAACACACAGCAAAACGAATGGCAGCTTGCCATTCTGCTGATAGAGGCGAATCCAACGAGCGATTGATAACACATGGTACAGACACTTGATTCGAAAGTAGTTGAAGAAAAAAACCAGTGGCACTCGAGTTATCCCTGGCTGCTGCTGGCAAAGGTCTATTTGCCGGATGGAACTATAATGCGCAAAGTTCACAATCCGGAGGACGTTTATTTTGGAGAAGAGGATCACGTAGCGGCCGGCTGTATAGCACACTGGCGGATGAACGACAACGACGCAAATACTACTGTGGCTGACAGCGGCCCAAACGGTTACGACGGAACGTTAAATGGCGGCAATAATACGGTGGACATCAGCTCCAGTGGTAAAGTTAATACTGCCCTGGAACTCGATGGAACGCTTGATTTCATCAATTGCGGTGACGTATGTGACGCCGGTACGGAGGATTTCGAGATCTGCGGATGGATTCAAACAACAAGCGGAGGCGTTATCGTCAGCAAGGGCACGGTGGGCGACGGTACCAATCACTATTATCTTCTTGTAAACAGCTCCACGGGCAAGGTGGAGACAGGTATCGGAGGAAGCGGAGCAGCGCGAAAAACGGCCGTATCAACCACAGTGGTAAACGACGGCGGCTGGCACTGGATAGGCGCCTCATGGGATAGAGACGGCAACCTGCAACTGCTTATCGACAACGTAGAAGATAATTACGTTGACATCAGCGCCGAAAGCCAGAGCCTCGACAACGCCGAAAACTTTTGCATCGGCAGATACTCAAACAGTGCCAGCGGTTACTTCGACGGCAGGCTTGATGATATACGGATATACGATAAAGTCCTGGCCAAAAAGGCACGGAATCTTATCTTCAATGCTTATGAGATCTCCGGATGCGTAGGCTACTGGACACTCGATGAAAGTGACCCTAACACAACGGTCGGTGATGACAGCGACTACGGAAATGATGGAGTGCTACAGGGTGGACGTAACACCGAAGACCTCAGTGTTAACGGGAAAGTCAAAAACGCCTTTGACCTGAACGGAACAGCGGACTATATCGAAGTGACGGATTCGGAAAGCCTGAATCCCCAGGACAAGGTTTCGGTCGGTGGCTGGTTCGACCCGGACAATACGGCCAACAGGGCGGGCATGATCGGCAAGCCTGACAACTACATCCTCATTCAGGAAAGCAATTACATCAAGTGGATTGTTTACGATGGCACCGCCAGTACGAGTATTGCTCAGTTTGCAGTAGCCGATCTTGTTGCCGGTTTCAATCATGTCTTTGGGACTTTTGATGGCTCGCAGGCAAGAATCTATCTTAACGGCACGCTAAAAGATACAGGCAGCAGCATCAGCGGTATCCGAAACAATGCAGGAAACCTGCTTATCGGAAAGAGCACCGATGCTTCGGAATTCTATGACGGCAGGATAGACGATGTTCGTATTTACAACCGGCAACTGACGCAAAACCACATTGCTGAAATATACAACGGCGGAATCGGTAATCCGATTCACCCCAAGGCTTCCGTTGGTAATGGTACCGAGTATCAGCCCGTCAAATATGAAAAGTGTTACTTCGACGTCGATCCGGTCAAGATGTCCGGTCAGGAGCAGATACCGTCCACCAGGCTGTATCTTTCAAACGTATCGCGATTCCTAAAACCATTCCTTGACGACTACGATCTGACGGACGGCAATACAGTTGTAGAGCTCATCGTTGTCAACTACAAGTACATGACAGGTGATTACGTGGAGCTGATAAACAGCTTCGAGGTCAAAGACTACGAGATCGACGCCAGGATAGCGGCGTTTGTTCTGGGACCGCCCGGTATGCTGACGGCCATGGTCCAGACTACCCAATACGATTCGCAGCACTGCAGTCACAAGGTCTTCGAAAGCGCCGAGTGCGGCTACACGCGAAAGACGGTGGCCGGCGTTACTTTGGCTGGTACTAATCCCGTATCTATACAGGTAACCGCTCACAATTTCGATACAACCAAAGACCAGGATTATATCAGACTCGCCGACATTGCAGGAATAACCCCATCGCTGGACGGCAGCTACAAAATAACCGTAACCGACGCAAACAACTTTACCTTGAACGGCACGGACAGCAGTAACTTCTCAGGTACCTATACGAGCGGAGGTACGGCGGGCTACCATTCCTGCCAGTATACCCTGGGCGACTGCAGGACTCGAGAAAACTCAGACAGATGGGGCGCAGAAAAAGGATTGACTCCGGGTACCATAACCATAGTGTGAAATAATGAATCAGGACAAATATGAAAAACTGCTCGATATACCCTTCCGCATGGGCGGGAGAATGGACAGGTGCTCGTGCGGCCAGAAGTACAATCAGCCCAAGGAGAAAGACTGTGAATTGTGCAGGGGCTTTGTCGATGACGGCCTCTATCTGGATTGCTACGGTCTTGCGATAGAGGTCTATAAGATCAACGATATAATCCTGCCGGCGAAGACGTCCCTGACGAACGATGAAATGATATGCGCGGCGCTGATAGAGGGAAGCTGTGATTATCAGGAGCTGCCAGGACCGGAACCGCTTTCCATAGTCTCGCTTAAAGTAATGGCGCCGTTTGTCACGCACATCGGCGTTGTATTGGAGGACACTGAATGGTTTATACACATACTCGAGCAGCACAAGGTTTCAATCGAGAGGCTTAGACGCAAACAAAAAATGATAGACGGATATTGGCGATATGTCGGCTTCAATAACAGTAATAGTAATCCTGAATAGATTTCGCCCGCGTGAACGCCAGATTCACCAGGTGGAGTATAAGGGCCAGACTCTTGAAGAGCTGAAGGCACAATTTATGCCGGACGTCAGGGCAAGCATCGCCATTAACGCCATGCCTATCGAACGGCAGTTCTGGAACACCACCATAGCCAGGTCCAATGACTTTATTACGATGTTTCCATACGTCGGAAAAGGCCAGACGGAAAAGCAGGTCATCTCGGCTATGGCAATGATAGCAATGGCTGTTGCAGTAGGTCCAGGGGGGATATTTGGCAAAGGTGGAATTGGCGCAAAATTCTTTGCAGCGGGTAGTATGGCGGCAACTGCAACTACCGCTGCAGTTGTGGTTGCTGGCGGAATGCTCATCAGCTCCATCAACGCCGATTACATGGAGTCCAAGATCGACCAGAAATCCTTTGCCGACATGCAGCAGTCTTACGGCTTTAATCCTCATACCACGCAGCAGCAGGATTTAGCCAAGCCTGTGTATTTCGGCAAAAGAAGAGTGTACGGTAATGTTATCTGTGCCTGGACGGAAATAGCCGCCAGCGGAGAGCGGGAGGAGGCCAACGTAATAGTTGGCATCTGCCGGGGTCCGATCAAGAGCATCTCGGAAATACGATTGAACGAACAGGAGCTCGGTAACTTCAAGAACATTCAAACAGAAACGAGGCTCGGCACAATAGACCAGACTGCCCTGACTTTGTTTGGAGGCGCCGAGAAGCTGGAGTTCAGGCCAAACATTCTGGTCTCGAGTGCAAGCAGCATACTTTACACAACGCCGGACGACGACTTCGACGATCTGGAGGTCACCCTGCACTTTATGGGCATCTATAATTTAAGCGAAAGTAAGGGAATGCTGGGCCACAGCGTTGGAGTAAAAGTCGAGGTCAGCATCCACAATGCCGGGAGCTGGACAATAATCGGCCAGGAAACCGTCACACGAGCAAAGGTGGGCAGTTACTGGAAAAGATACAAGGCCAGCGGCTCGATGACAATTTCTCGCGGCAATCAATATGACGTTCGGGTAACCAAGACAACGGCGGATGTTGATTCGGAAAACGTTGGTGATGACGTTTATCTGCAGAGTATTCTGGAAGTCTATCAGGACGGATTCAGGCATCCTGGCCTGGCACACGTGGGGATTAAGGCTCTTGCAGGGGAACGCTTGAACGGCACGTTAAGATTTTCCTGTGAAATCGAAGGCTCGATTGTTCAGACCTATAACGGCAACAACCGGGCAATCAGTAAAATCACCAAAGCATCCTCCGCCGTTCTTTCGGTTGGGGCTGGACACGGCTTTAATGTTGACGAGTACACCCTGATTGTCGGCGTGCGGGGCATGACCCAAATCAACAACCAGGTCGGCCGAATCACGGCAACCGGTGCGACTACGATTACGGTCAATATCGATACGACCGCCTACTCCAGTTATGCGGGCGGAGGCTCTGCTTATGAAATCAAACTCGAGTACTCTACCAATCCGGCCTGGGTAGATCTTCATCTGGCAACAGCGCCGGTCATCAGTGGAGACGGCGCCGGTACACCCTACGGTGTTGATCGCTACGATAGGCTGCTGCCGGACAGACCGGACATACAATCGTTATACAACAAGGCTCTGTTCTGTGACTCTATGGTGGACGACGGCAAGGGTGGAACGGAAAAGCGCATAACCTGGAACGGCGGCTGGGAGGCCAGAATCAGTATCTGGGACGCCATCTGTGAGGTCTGTGACTACTGCCGGTCAACGGCCGTCTGGAACGGCACAATACTGACCTTCGCGGTCGATCAGCCGCGTAGCGCCGTCAACACGCATACCATCGGCAACATAAAGGACGATTCGTTCAAAATCTACTCGCTGAAAAGGAGGGAACTGGCCGGCAAGATCGTGCTGGATTACTTCGACGAGACACGGGATTACAAGCGTACCCCTTACACCGTCCCGAATCCAAACGCCGGTTCGTCAATAAACGAATCAAGAAAGATGCTCCGTGGCTGCGTCAAGCAGTCGGAGGCGAACCGCTACGGTTACTACCGGGAATCGCAGAACGAGCAGCTCAAGCACGGCTTTCAGTGGGAAGCCAGGGTGGAGGCGATCCCCTACGAGGTTGGAGACGTAATCAACGTCCAGCACGACATTCGAAACGTGGGCAGGATCGGAGAAGGAACCGACAGCTACAACGGCGGTGGGATTGTAGCTGACGTGAATTTGACCGGGGTCGATGACGTAATCACCATCGACCGCGATATATCCGGTGCACTGGACGGCGGTGAAACCTACGACATTATAATCCGGCTGAAAGACGATACGACCGAAACCAAGACCGTAAAAAGCTGGTCTGGAAGGCAGATAACTATTGATGGATCATTTTCTGGCAAACCACAACAGGGTGACGTCTGGGCGATGGGCCTTCAGGGCCAGGCCGTTGAAAAAGTGGCTATAGTCAATCTTGTCCGCACCCAGAAAAACAAGGTAACGGTCGTGGCCGTCAATTACTACGGTCACGACGAATCAGGTTACAAGCCCGAGCTGCCCGCCCCGAACGCCTCGTCATCTTCCGGGCAAGGAACTTCAATCATCCGGCCGCCCAATGTTTACGAGATCAAGAAACGGCTGCCAGCCGACGCCCTCGGCATACCCAACTTTGACATACCCTTTACTCATAACCTGCAGTGGAATGACGACACCCCGAGTGCAGGTTATGTCTCATGGAGCGCCGAAGACGGGACCGATCCGATCTTGTTCTGTCTGAAAGGTGAGATCTATGCGATAACGCCCGGCAATACTAATAATACATTCGTCTACTGGGATGAAAATTACACAACCAGCTTTCAGAACAGCAATAACGAAAACGACGCATACGGCCCCGGCAAATGGCCGGTTTGCATCAACGACAACGGCACGGCGTTTCCCTGTGTCGGAATCCGACTACTCCATGCCGCCATTATAAGAGCAGGTACAATTTATGCGGAAAAGTACGCAGAGCTGCGTAACACCTACGTCTATACCGCAGACGACAGCTTGGACTCGGCAAATTCATTCGAAATTCCCTTTAAGATCGTTTCGGAAATTCAAACCATCCAGTCGGTAAAGCTGTCATTCAAGATTATGCCGTATAGAGCTTACTCAACAGCAGCGGCATCTGGAGGAGCGTCAACGTCCGGGGCAGGCGGCGGTACATCTACAACCACAGGCGGTAAAGCAACAGGTCTCGATGACAATGACACACAAGGGCCGAGCACGCCGAACACCGGAGCAGCTTCTGGGAATACAGGTAGTACAGACCTTGGCACTCACTACCACACAATGCCGAGTCACAGTCACGGATTCACAAGTGAGGGTACCGGCTATGAGTATGGAGCAAGTAATTACACAGCCTATGAAGACGGAGCGGATAATTATACCGGCTATGACTCGGGCGGCGGTAGTCATCGGCATTCGATCAGTCAAACAAATCATAGACATTCAATAAGCAGCATAAATCACAGCCATGACCTGGATTTTGTAAATACTGATAACGTTGACCCAGGTAATACATATACTGCAAATCTAGGTTATCATAGTCACGACTTAAACAACCACAATCACTCGATGCAGAGCCACACACACCATTACGATTATATCATTCACACTCACGACTTGACTCTTAGTGACCACACACACAGTGTACCAAACCATACGCACGGCATAACTTACGGTATTCACGAGGAAATTAATTCGCCAACTGTCCACTTCCATATTGACAATGGCTCGGGTTACGGAGCGCCGTCCGGCAACTACACGGCCGACCAGTTGGATATTAATATAACCAGCTCGATCTCAGGAACCGGCTGGAAAGGCGTGCGCTTTGATACCGACCTTAGGTGTCGTATAGCCGCGATAATCGAGTGCAAGCTGGACATCACTGCGTAAAAAAAGCAAAGGCATGAGATGGGACATTAAAGCAACCTGAGCTTCTGGAGGGATCTCTATAAAAGCTTTTAATGCGCCTTCAATTGCTTTTCTTTTTAAATAGCCCCTTTTTTCGATCTGCTCAGAAAAGGCATTTGCAACCTTCGGTTCAATATAAGCACTCACATTTTTTTCGCCCGGAGAAGCCATAACTTAACAAAATAATCCCAATTATTAGCGTGTAAACGTACTTTTTAGTAATATTTAGCAATTTTTTTAAGATTATTTAGATATTTTTATTGATTTCTGATTTCATCTTCGGTATAATGACCATCATGGATTAATGGAGAAAACAATATGGCAC